CCCGGGTGCACAGGTCATCATGCAGTCGGCCGCCGGGGACGAGTCGTCGACGTTCCTTATCGAGCAGCTCGTCGCCGCGCGCCGCGACCACGACAACGGGATCCATGACCAGGTGCTCTTAATCGAGTACGGGGTGCCCGACGGGGAGGACGCGACGTCGCCCGACGTCGTCGCCCGCTACCACCCGGCCGTGGGTCGCACGATCGACCCCGCGTACCTGGTCACCGAACGCCGGCGCCTAGGTGCGGAGGGTTTCGCCCGCGCCTACGGGGCCGTGCAGATCATCCCCGCCGTGTCGGGTCGGGTGTTCCCCATCGAGCAGTGGACGACCGCCGAGCTACTCGAGGACGCCCGCCCGACCCGCGGCGCGTGCGCGCTCCTATATGACGTCGCACACGACCGGTCCGACGCCGCGATCGCCGCGGCGTGGACGCACACCGACGGCCGCACCGTCGTCGCGCTGCTCGAGCACCACCCGTATACCGGGTGGCTCGAGGGTCGCATGCGTGAGCTGCGGGACCTGCTCGCCCCCCGGGTGATCGGCTACGACCAGTACGGCCCGGGCCGCGACGTCGCCGGCCGCCTCGAGCGCACCGGCATGAGCTTGCAAGCCATGGACACATCTAACGTCATCGAGGCGTTCGAGTCGTTCCTTTCGGCGCATGAGGACGGCACCCGCTGGCACGTGCCGGCGACCCCGTTCGAGCAGGCGCTCACCGTCGCCGGGACCCGACCGATCGGGGACGCGCGCGCGTGGGGGCGCCGCACGTCGTCCGGGTCGATCGCCGCGATCGTCGCCGCGACCAACGTCGCGTGGTTGTGGGAGCAGGCACCCGCACCGTCCCGCCCTGTGTTCCGCTCGAGGTAGCGTGCGACCCATGCCGCTTATAGAGCTCCCCTGGGTCGCGTCGATCGATCGCCCGTGCACGTGCGGCGCGACGAAACCGCACTACTGCGATCACTGCCACGATGACCCGCCGGCGGGTCACACCTGCCCCGCGTGTGGGAGTCCGCGGATCTACTGACACGCGACACGCGACGTCGCTCGACGCCGGGGAATGTCGCACCCCGGGTGAACGATCTACCCATGGGGCTACGCCGGCTCGAGGAAACGGCCGACATCGTCACCGCACGTTGTCCGTGTGGGTGGCGACAGGTACGGGCGACCCGCGCCGCGGCCGACGCCGAGCTCGCCGCGCATGAGCGCTCGACACACCGCGGGGACCGCGGGATCCTGGCCGCGTCCCGACGTCGCCGGCAACGGTCCGCATGACTGCCCCGGTCGGGTACGACGAGTTCCTCGCGGACCTGCGGGCGACGTCGGCCGCGTTCGCCGCGGCGCCGGTCCCGACCCCCCTCGAGCCGGCGCCGCGGCCCGTGCAGTACCCCGACGCGATCACCCGCGAGATCGCCGTGCAGAAAGCCGCTATGTGGATCTCGCGGGAGGCCGAGACGATCCCCGGGGTCCGTAAGGCGTTGCACGTGATCGTGGGCACGATCTCGACGCTCAAGCTGTCCGCGTGGAAGGGGAAGATCAAACTTCCCATCGAGGCTTACCCGTGGTTGCAGCAACCAGACCGGGACCGCACATCCCAGACGATGCTCGCCACGACGGTGCGGGATCTGATCTGGCACGATCGGTGTATCTGGCGGGACCTCGGGGCGAACCAGTACCAGCGGGTGCGACCGGACCGGGTCGCCACCCCTCCCCCGTCCCCGGATGACCCGGACGCCGTGCCGGCCGGGTACCTGGTCAATGGGGTCCGGGTGCCGGCCGACCGGCTCGTCATATTCGACGGCGCCGGCCTCGGGGGGTTGCGGAAGTTTGGCGCCCCGCTGCTTGACATGTATCTGCGCATCATGGAGGCCGCTGCCCGGAACGCCGACGACCCGGTCCCGTTGGGCAACCTCAAGAACACCGGTTCGGAGGAGCTCCCCGACGACGAGATCGACCGGTTGCTCGCCCGGTGGGAGAACGCCCGGCAAGCGCGCGCTACCGGGTACCTGGGGAAGTTCCTCGAGTACGACACCCCCGGGTACTCCCCCCGCGACCTGCAGCTCGTCGAGATAACCGAGGCGATCACGAAAGACGTCGCACGCCTGTTCGGCCTGCCCGGCTACTACCTCGGGGTAGACGACGGGTCGTCCACCACCTACGCGAACGTGGTCGACCGCCGGCGGGACCTGCTCGAGAGCCTGGCCCCCTGGTCGTCCGTGATCACCCAGACACTCAGCATGAGCGCGGTGCGCTACTACCTGGGGCCGAACGGGGTTACGTCGACGTGGGTGGGGCGGTTCACCCCGTACGGGACCGAGGTCCGGTTCGACACGTCCGACTTCGAGCGGGACGCGTTCGCGACCCGGATCGCCACACTCGCCCAAGCGATCGCCGCGACCGGCACCGACTCCAACGGGGTCACCCGCCCGCTCATGTACGTCGACGAGGCCCGCGACCTCGAACCGTTGATTGCCACCCCGTAGGGAGCCGGACCATGACGACCCGCTTGCAGACGTTCACCGTCGTCGACGCCGAGACGGACGCCGCGACGCGCACCCTCACCGGCCTCGCGGTCCCGTGGGGTGCGGTCACCCAACGGTTCGGGACCGATGTCCAGTTCACCGCGGACACGCTGCGGGTCCCCGACCAGCTCGACACGATCAAGCTGCTCGTCGACCACGACCAGGACCGACCCGTCGGGTACGCCACTGACGCCGTGCACGCCGACGACGGGCTCCGCATGACGTTCCAGCTCGCCGACCACCCGCGCGCCGACGCGCTGCTCGTCGAGGCCGACGCCCTGCTCCGCGACGGCCTGTCCGTGGGGGTCGAGCTCGACGCCGCCGTGCTCGAGGAGGCCGCCGCACGCCTGTTCGGGGAGTCGTCCGCGACGACCCCCCTCGAGCTCGCCGGGGTCGTGCGCGAGGTATCGGCCGTGTCGGTGCCTCAGTTCAATGACGCCCGGATCAACCAGGCCGCCGGCCTGGTCACGTTCACCACACCGAAAGGAACCACCATGCCCACCACGACCGCGCCGCCGGCCGCTACCGCGGTCGTCACCACCCTCGACCAGATCGAGGGGCCGACGTTCTCGATCGAGCAGCTCGCCGAGCAGCTCGCCCCCTACCTCGAAGGGCAGCGCCGGGACCCGCACCGGTTCTCCGCGTTCCTGTCCCTGGCGGACTACTACGAGCAGGCGTTCGACGGGAAGGTCGAGCCGTTCGTGCTGGTCGACCAGATCACCGCGGACAACCCCGGGGTCGTCCCCCCGGCGTGGCTGTCCACCATTCAGGGGATCGTGGAGACGGACCGACCGTCGATTACCGCCCTGGGGTCGACGCCGGCGCCGGCGACCGGCCTCGAGATTAAGTGGCCCGTGTGGGAGGGCGATATCAAGACTCTCGTCGGGGAGCAGCTCACCGAGAAGTCACAGATCACGTCGGTCAAGGTGTCGTTCGTCGACGGGGGCGCGACCCTCAAGACCTACGCCGGGGGATCGGACATCTCCTACCAGTTGCTCAAGCGCTCGAGCCCGGAGTACCGGGCCGCGTACATGGAGCTGCTCTTGTCCGGGTACAACTACGTGACCGATTTCGTGTTTATCAACGCGGTCGCGGCCGGCGCGACCGATGCCACGGTGACGTGGAATCCGGTAGGGGGCACGTCGGCGGGGCTCCGCGCGGCGCTGTTCTCCGCGTCCATGCAGGTGCGCACCGCGACCGGGCAACCGGCGACGGTGGTGATCGCCTCAGACGACGTTTTCCTCGCAATCGCGTCCCTTCCGGACCTGTTCCCCGGGCAGTACGGCACGAACAACACCAGCGGCACCGCGGACGCCGCGTCCCTGTCCCTGAACGTGTCCGGGCTCAACGTGGTCAATGACCCGTTCGCGCCGGCCGGGACGCTGATCGCCGGCAACGGCCGGTCGGCCCAGTGGATCGAGGACGGCCCGTACACGGCCACGGCCGAAGACGTCGCCAAGCTCGGGCAGGACAACGCGATCTGGGGCATGGGTGCCCCGGGGCTGTTCAACCCGGCCGGGGTGGTCGCGATCGGCGCCGGGGGTGTCGCCGCCGACGACCAGGACGCGACGTCGCCCGACGTCGTCGTCGATGACGTGCCGGCCCGGTCCGCGCGGCGCGGGGCCCCGTCCGACGTCAAGCAGGCGTAACGCCGTGCCGGTCACGGGGGACGACGTGCGGACCTGGCTCAAGCTCGAGCCCGGTTCGTCCGACGACCCCGTGATCGAGCAGGCCGTCGCCGCCACGAACGCGTGGGTCCGTACGACCCCGTACGTCGCGAACCTCGACCCGGTCATCTACCCCCCCGATGTCGAGTGGCCCGACGACGTGACCCTCGGGGCCGTCATGCTCGCGGCGCGCTGGTACCGGCGCCGTAACACCCCCTCAGGCATCGAGTCGTTCACCGACAACGTCGTGTACCTGCCGCGCCGCGACGGGGACGTCGACCTCCTGCTCCACCTGACGCGGCCGGCCCTGGGATGAGCCTGGCCGCGGCCGTCGCCGACGTCCTAGACACGTTCCGGGGCGCCGGCGTGCGCGCCGTCGACGACATCCGCGACCTCAACACCCCATGCGTGTACGTCATCCCCCCGGAGGGGGCGTTCCGGTTCGACCGGGACCGGCTCACGATCCAATGGGTCGCCTACCTGGTCGTGGGGAACACCGGCGCCCCGGGTGCGACCCGGGCGTTGTCCGAGCTGCTCGACAAGGTCGCCGGGGTGCTGGCGTTCACCACGTTCACCCGGGACGCGATCAACGACCCGACCGGCGGGGACCCCATGCCGGCGTACCGCCTCACATGGACCGCGACAACCACGATCGGAGCATGACGCCATGGCAACCACTTCGGACGGGACCGGCAACCTCGGACCGGGCACCCTCACAATCGGGATGACGGGGACCCCCATCGACGTGTCTTGCCTGGTCAACAACGCCGCGATCGTCCCGAACATCACCGCCGGCGACGTGAAAACCATGCTGTGCGGGGACACGAAAAGCGCGCCGGACGAGATTGAATGGACGCTCGAGGGCAACGTCGACGTCGACGCCGGCAAGACTGCGGGGCTGTTCGCACTGTGCAACGACCATATGGGCGAGCAGGCCGATTTTGTGTTCACCCCCTCAACGGCCGTCGGGACCACGGCAACCGGCACCCTCAAGCTCGCCCCGCTGCGGTTCGGCGCCGACGAGCAGGGCGATTACCTCAACTCCGATGTCGCGTTCGCGCTCATCAGCTTTGACCCCTCGACGGCGTACACCTACGGGGATGCGGCCGCGCTCGACGACGAGCTCGTCGACGCATGAGCAGCGGGATCACGGTGCGGGGCGCCGACCAGCTCGACCGCACGCTACGCGCCGCGGGCGCCCAGCTCGCGGACCTGTCGGGTGTGAACCGGGCCGCGGGGGATCTCGCGATCGCACGCGCCCGACCAGGTACCCCGGTGCGGTCGGGGCGCCTGGTCGGGTCCCTCAAGGCAACCGCCACCCCCGCCGGCGTCGAGCTCGGATCCTCGCTCGTCTACGCCGGCCCCATTCACAACGGGTGGCCGGCCCACGGGATCACCGCGACCCCGTTTCTGTCGGACGCGGTCCGGGCGAACACCGACGCGATTGTCGGCCTGTACCGGGTCGAGGTCGACGCCGCGCTCGAGGGGGTGCGCGGCGCATGACCCTCAAGAGTCTTAGGCAACACCTGCGGGTCACCCGGGGTGGGGACACGTTCGACGTGTGGACCTGGCCGATCGACCACGACGTGCAGGCGTTCACCTGGCGCCGGCACCCGGATTGGCCGTCGCGTGAGGACAACCCCGTCGGGTTTCTGCTGTTCCTCGCGTGGGCTGCGGCCCGACGCGCCGGCGACATCCCCCCGGACCTCAAGTACGAGACGTTCAAGGGGGAGGTCGAGGACATCGAGGAACTCGAGGCGCCGGCCGTGGACCCTACCGAGCCGGTACCTGGGGCCGGCTCGTCGTCGAGCTCGCCATAGCGACCCAGACCGCGCCCCGGGACTGGCGCGACGAGTCACCCGAGACGGTGCTCACCGCGCTCGAGATTCTCGAGGACCAGGCTCGAGCAGCGAAACGGAAGGGGTGAACCATGGCGGGGAGCCGCGCGGTACTCGGGATCGACATCGTCGCGGACGCCTCAGGGGCGACCAGCGCCCTCAATGACGCCGCGTCCGCTGCGAGCTCCGCGGCCGACAAGATCGACACCGTCGGGGGCCGCGCCGGGGACACAGCGACCGGCCTGTCGGCCCTGTCCGGCGCGCTCGACGCGGCCGGTTTCGGTCCCGCGGCCGACGCCCTCAACCTGGTCGCAACAGGCATGGACGCCGCGGAAGGGTCCGCGGTGCTGTTCAAGGTCGCCCAAGAATCGTTGTCGCTGACAACGATCAAAGACACCGCGGCCCGCCTGGCGAACAACGTCGCCACCCTGGCCGGGTCCGCCGCAACGAAAGCATGGGCCGCAACTCAATGGTTGCTAAACGCCGCGATGACCGCTAACCCGGTGGGACTGGTCGTCGCCGGGATCATCCTGCTTATAGGCGTGATCGTGCTTATCGCGACCAAAACGACGTGGTTCCAGGACGCGTGGAAAGCCGCGTGGGGTGCGATCAAGACGGCCGCGGCCGCGGTGTGGGAGTGGATCGGGCCGGCCGCCGAAAAGGCTCTCGACATAGTCAAGAAACCTATCGACGCGGTCAAGACAGCGTTCGACAAGGTCGGGGACGCGATCGAATCGGTCATCAAGTGGTTGGGCAAAATCAAGATGCCAGACGTGATCGGCAAGATCGGGGACGCGCTGAGCTCGATCAACCCCTTCAGCGTGTCGGCCGGTGGGGGTGCCCCGGTCCCGGGACTGTCCGCGCGTGCCCTGGGGCGCGGCGCCCCGGCCGCGGCCGGCGGGGGCACCGTGCAGGTGTTCGTCCCGGAGAGCTCGGACCCGGTCGCCACGGCCCGCTACCTCAAGGCGCTCATGCGTCGCGGTGAGGCCGCCGGCGTGATCTTCGGGACGGTGTGACGTGCCGGCCGTCACCGCCTACGGGGTCGACCTGCTCGTCGAGCTCGCCGTCGGGCGCGCCGTGGACGCCGGCCTCTGGGGTACCTCGAGATGGGACCAGACCCGTTGGGGCACGTCCGACACCACGGCGGGTGACTGGCTCGATGTCACGTGTGACGTGCTCGACGGCCTACGCCTGGCCGCGGGGTCGAACACCGACGACGGGGTCACCCGCCGGTGGGAGAGTGCGTCGGCCGCGTTTACCCTCGACGGCCCCGCGTGGGACCCGTGGAACGGGCCGCACGCCGGGATCGTGGGGGACCGGACCCCGGTGCGGGTGTCCTGGCGGTCGACGTCCATCGTGCTCGAGCTGCTCGAGGACTTCGGGGTGCCGACGTCGCGCGACGTCGTCGGGTGGGTGCGGGCGTTCACCGGGTATATCGCCACCCGCGGGTACTCCTGGGATCCGGGCGCCCGGCAAGCGCGCGTGCAGTGTGTGGACGGGACATCCATCCTGGTCGCCTCGGACCGGGAAAAGGTCGCCCCTCAGGGTGCGGGGGAGTCTGCCGCGGCGCGGGTGTCCCGGGTCGCCGCGGCCGCACTCTGGCCGGGAGGGTACGACGTCACGCCCGGCGGGACCCCCGTGCAGGCGACCACGCTCGACAAACCGGCGTGGGGTGAGCTGCTCGAGGTCGCCGACACCGACCTCGCGCTGTTGTGGGTGAACCGTGCCGGGGTGCTGGCGTTCCGGCCGCGCGGCCGCGTCGGGCAGGGGGCGCGCCTGTCGGGGCGCCTGGTCGTGTGTGAGGACCCCCCCGGATCCTCGGACGTCGCCGTCATGACGATGGGCGGTAATCAACCGTCGGTGACCCGTAACCGGGTCACGATCGCCCGCCGTAAGGATGACACCGTGCCCGGGGATGCCCCGGTGCCGGCGGTCGTCGAGGACCGCGAATCGATCGCCCGCTACCAGGCGCACGACTACAAACGCAGCGACCTCTGGCACACGGACGACGCGTGGTCGGCGACCGTGGCGAACGCCGTCCTAGGGTCCGGGGCGTGGCCGTCCCCGGCGCCGGGCGAGCTACGCCTCGACACCGTCAGCGGGGACCCGCTCGTCGCCCCGCTGCTTTTGACCCTTGAGCCCGATATGACGTTCGACGTCGTCGACGACGGCGGCACCGTGTACCGGCAGGCCGTCGTCGGGTGGGATGTCGAGGTTCGTAACGACGAGCTCGAGGGGCTGCTCAGGCTCGAGGACGTGACCCGGTGGGCGCGCGCCGGCGTGTGGGGCACCGGCCTATGGGGTACCGACTACTGGGGTTTGGGAGGCGTGTGACATGGCTACTGGCCGTAAGACCGTTGTCGTGGGGCAGGTGATCGACCCGGTCGCCTGGGGTAACCCGTTGTGGGACCAGTCCGTGCAGACGTTCGCGTCGGCCGCGGACCGCACCGCCCAGTTCCCCGCACCTAAGCAGGGCGCCGTCACGTGGCTCGAGGACGTCAAGGCGCTCGAAGTGTTCAACGGGGCCGCGTGGGTGGGGGTACCCGCGGGGACCACGCTGCTTCCTCACGGGTACGCCCGCGCCCGTTGCACGACCGCGGCGTCGG